GTTGGGATACGTGGTCGCAGCAAAACAAGAACCAGCGAAGATATCTTCACGCGCACAAAACTCTTACGCCACACGAATCCGGATAGAGACTTCCGAAACCCATCAGCACGTCGAAACGGTTGACCATCCGAGACTGGATAGGATCGAACATGCGCACAAATCGCACGCTGATGCCCGTTTCCTTATCTCGTGTCTGGCTCGCCATTTCAACGGCCTTCGGCATCGATAGCTTGACTCCCACCATGGCGATTGCGTCACGGTGCAGAGCCAATCCTTGCCCGCTGACCTTGCCGTTCGGGCTTGTCGATCCCGGCCAGAAAGTGATGGTTGCCCCAACCACAGGCAGCGCATCGACGTTCTGATACTGGCTGTAGGCACTCGAGGCCAGAACGCCTCCAGGTCCTACGATGGCCGGCTGGAAGTTGATTACGTCGACGCCACCTCCCGCCGCGGTTAGCGGCTGAGTGATGACAAACGTCTGAGTGCCGAGTACGGAAGCTGGCCCTTGAACGCGCCTTGACATCGGGTTGACGAAATTGACGTTGGCAATCGAAAACACATCGCCGACGTTCAAAACGTCCGCCGCCGTCAGGTTTACGGTCATGGAAGTTCCCGACAAAGCGCTTCCGGTTGCTACGGTGAAAGTGGAAGCGACACTTCCTGCTGTGTGCTTGAAGAGGTTGACCGATTCGTACCAGTCGAACCCTGACAGCTTCCCCATGCTGCCCTCTTTGTACTGCTCGGAAATCTCAGAGGTGGGATTAAAGAAGCTGGCAAGTGCTGGCACAAGAGACGTGCTCACCGAAGGCGGGATAATCATTCCCCGTTCTTCAGGTGGGCAAGCCTTCTCGATCAGCTTCTCACGCGCTTGCTGAAACACGGTCATGCCGCTTGGATCAGTTCCAAGCACGCCGACAATGTTGTTGAGGTTTTGGTAGGTGAAAAGAGCTGCTCGCGTGTCGATTTCGTTTGCGATTTGCGCCATGGCAGGCTCGATATACTCGCGCTTCCAGGCTTCTGACCCACGCTCCATCTTCAACGCCTCTTCAATGGAATCCACTTGGAAGTCAACGCCGAAGATCTGATCGCAGGTGACGGTTGTGTAGTTTCGGGCAATAGCTTGCTCTTGATACTGCAAACCATCGCGGATGATGAAGCGCTGCGGATTTTTGACGCGGACCGTTTCACCGACTGCAAACTCCTTGGTGAATTCCTTGTTGTAGTCCGTGTTCATGAACTGCGCAATCTCCAATTGGTTCAATAGAATCCGCAGAGATTCCATCGTGACCCAATCGGCAAATACAAACTGGTTGGCCATCTAGGTCCTATCCTTTGCGAGCTTGTCGCTCTTTGGCGTTTTGCGCCTTCCGATAGGCCTCGAAATCTCCATCTTTCAATGCCGATAGTGCAGGGTCATAGCCCGCGGCTTGATTGTTTCCGATTTCAGGCACCGGAGGGGGCGCACCGCTTACTCGTTTTGGTTCTTGCTTCTTAGGTTCTGGGGCCTTCTCAGGCGGTGGTTCTTCGCCTGTAAGTTCCGCTTCCAAAGCGGCGAGGTGACGCGCAGCCTCAACGGGATGCATCGCGTTGAGTGACTTCAGTTCCTCGCGGTTGTTACCGAGGTGGTACAGCATCTCCGCACCGACCGGAGAGCCTTCGCGGGAAAGCTGCAAAATCCATTGCTCGACAGCGCTGCCGGGAGGGATCGGCAGATCAGTGGCAAGGGCTACCTTGTCGTAGTCGGCGTGTTTAGCTCGCACCGCGTCAACTTGGCTGCCCCAGATTTTGCTTATTTCCTGCTGTTGGGACTCGTTTTTTACCTTTTCAGCGTCAGTCTTGGCCTTTTCAGCCTGTTTTGTCTCAAAAGCCGCTAATTTCTGCTCGGCTTTCCAATCGGCTAAATCTTCCATGTAATCTTCGTAGGTGGTGTACTTCGACTCGCCCTTTTCGTTCTTGTCAGCTAGCGTCGGCTTTGCACGTTCTGCCGGCTTCGCCACTGCTGGCGCCGGTGCGGCCTCTACCTTCGGTTCAGGCTTCTTGGCCTCAATCTCGGCCTTGAGTCGCGCATTCTCGGCGCGCAGCTCGGCATAGCCCATTTGGTTCGCCTTACGAGGTGGCTTGTCAACCTTGGGCTGCGCAAACTTAGGTTCTTCCTCGACAGCAACAGGCTTGGCTTCCTCTACCTTTTCAGCAGGAGGTTTATCCCCGGGCAACTCGCCCGTCTTGAGCCATTCGGTGCGCTCATCACCTTCAAGAGTTTCTACGATCTGGCTTGGCTCTAACGTGGACTTATCGTTATCCATAGTTTATTGTGCGAGGGAACCGCCGTCTCTAGGTCGGCGGCGGAATCGCATCTCCTTCTTTGGATTTTGTGGTACACTGCGCTCGACCTCGCTAGGCGAATCGCCCTTTGGGCAACCGTAAGTCCTAGCGAACTTAGGGCCTCGGATAAGGCCTTCGTGGCGTAACGTAGAGGTTGTAAACTCATGCGTGCCACGAGAAGCTGTCCAGTTTTAACGGACATAGAAGTCACTTAAGCTCCTTGAGGCTGATTCTGGGCCTGCTCTGCCATTCCTTGTTCGTGCTGCTGATCGGAATTCTGAGATAGGGCAGCGTTCTGCGCTTGCTGTGCGGCCATGTCCTTATCGTGGGATTGCTGCTGCGCGGCCATGCCCGCTTCGTGCGCGGCGCCATGCTGCTCTTTCCAGTACTCGAGGAACATTTCGTTGCGCTCGGTTTCTGCCTGCGCCTTGGTGCCAATCTCGGCGATCAGCACCTTGACATCGTTCTGGAGAGCTTGAATTCTCAGGTCGTATTCTTTCTGAACGACTTTGCCTTCCTTCTCAGCCGTCATCTTCTGGTTCTCAGCCTGCAAGCCGGCAATGATCGTTTGGTATTGCTGGAGTTGTGACTGCGCTTGCGCAAGGGCTGCTTGCATCTGCGCTTCGGTCTGTGTCGGGTCAATGATGTCCGACATCTTCTTGCCAATTGGCCCTAGATCCTTGAGGGTGATAGCCAGAGCCAAGAGCTTTGACAGTTTTGCCGGCTCAAGAACTCCTTGCATTGCCTGGATATTCGCTATCAGCGTTTCAACGAACTCATCGGCCTTCTCACGCTCGCTCTCAAAGCTTGGTCCTGTCGAAATGGTGACGTCGTGCTCACCACTGCCGAGGTCGCTGTTAGCATCGTTCGGCGTGTTGATCTTGCTGATTGCGTGCGTTTCGTCATCCTTGCGGACAGGCACGTCCCGCGAGGTGTCCATGATCTTGCCAAGAAGGTCATCAATCACCACGCCTGTAAACTTCAGTGCGCGGTCGTAATTATCGATGAAGTGATACGTGCCTTGGTCAGCTTGAGACTCGATATGCTCGAGGGCTACTCCAGATTTCTCATTCTGCCGCTGCGCTGCGGTAGGTAGCGGATTAATGCCCATGGCAGCCTGGATCGCTCGCCTTGCACCTTCGGCGCCTATTTCCAGTGACTGAATCTGCGGCTCGTAAGGCTGGCGTACAGGAGGAGGCAGAACGCTATCGCCTGTACCATTTGTTTTCCCGAGATAATACAGAACCGCAAGAGGAACCGTGTTGGAGTTCTGCCACTCTTCCTCATGGTTACCTAGCTGTCCCTCAATGGCTAGCCATGGAGTCTTAGGAGTCATGGAAACAAGTTCAGCCTGGCAAGTGCGGTAGTAGTTGTAGAGTTGCTGGGGATCACGCGCGAGGCGGATCAGCGACATCAGCACACGTTTACTGCCCGAGCCTTCGTCTACCCATAATTCCTTGCCCATGCAAGCGATTAGTGGAATGTACCTACCCGCCCAGCCATTCGTCTCAAGGACCTCGACACCATTGGTCCATTTCTGGGTGACAATGCGCTTATGAGACTGGCGATCCTTGAGGATCAGCTTTTTATCGTAGTTTTCGGGCAGTTCGTCTTCCCACATCTCGACCGGACCAGCATCCGTCTTCATTAGGAAGAGTTTGCGAGGCTTTTTCTCGACGTGCCAATACTCAGCGACCTGGATATCATCCTCGTGAATCCACCCAGGTGCCGAGTCCATGATATCAGTCGAGAAGTCGGTAACTTTGGCATCGGGCCAGCGCTTCTCAAACTCCGACTTAGGTATCAGATCGATGCAGAAAGCGTCTTTGCCGTCTGAGTAGTCAGCTTCCTTTGCATCCGGATCGAGCCAAATCGTGTCAGGATTCGGCACGCGCTCGATAATGATTTCCTGATCGAATGATTTGTCGCTCACATACTTCGTGTTGATGCGCCAGTAGCCATAGGATCGCTGCGCGGCGTTCTCAAAGCCTGTGGTGTAGGCCGACTGAGCGTTTGAGCTGTACTCAATGCCGCGAATGATGTTGCCGCGTAGTTCTGCTGTCTGGTCGGTTGCTCCTGATCCTTTGGGATTAACCTGAATGGCCCGCTTGTTCTGACGTACGTCATTCACTAATGAATTTATATATTGCCCCAACTCATCAAGCGTGAGACATGGCCTGTTTGCAGCTTTGCGAGCCTGCTTCTCTTTCGGGTCCCACGGATCGCCCACCACGTAGCGCATATCTTCCGCGCCAGCCTCACGTATCTCGCGCCAACGGTCCTGGAAATAGCTGAAGCGGTCGTTGATTTCCTTCACCTCATCGGATAACTGATAGCCTGCGCTGCGTGAGGTGACACGCTGCCTTTTCTTCGGGGATAATCGGGCCATTTAAGAGAGAACGCGGAGTGTGGGAGCTTCGCCCATGCCTGCTGCTACACCTTGCTCAAAGCCACGCTGGAAGCCAGCCGCAAAGCCATCACGGAAGGCACTCTGACAGAGATTTTCGACGCGCTTACTAGCCTCTTCAGCGAGCGAAATTGCCTTTTTTTGGTCTTCCGAGGTGTTTGCGCCAGTCATAACTTGCGGATTCGGTTTCGGATTTCTTGAGTGCGCGACTGCCTTTCTTTTCGTGGCCCATTGAAGGATTGGTGTGCAATTCGCCCTTCATCTTGTCCTGCTGCTCAGCCGTCAATGGTGAAGCTTTGCTAAGCAGCAGTTTGACTTGCTTCCTAGTCCAAGGCATTACGCCGACGCGAGGTAGAACACAGATCCCATCACGATGTTTGCATCAGCCCACGCGGGATCAACCGTAATTGAGAGCGTTCCAATCGGGTTGGTGGAACTCAGCATCACCGAGTCACCCTTGATGGCGGGATCGTGGAAGGCGCCAAGCGTCAGCCGCGTGCCACTCTTGAACGTCTTGGTAATCTCGGTGACAACGAACTTCGCTCGTACCTGCGTCCTTGCTGCTGGGCGAGCCCCAGGAGGCACGGAGCCGCCAACTCCTGCGAGCGTAACGTTGCGCCGCTCGGGGTGGTCGTAGGGAACGTTCTTGAGACGCCGATTCAGGCCTGAATAGGGCACCGGTGGTGCGGGAGGTGCAGGAGCTGGTGTCGGTGGTGCGGGAGGTGCAACTACTGTTTCTGGTGCCATCTGTTATTCTCCTTTTGTGCCTTCTCTGATTGTGACGCTGTTCTAAACGCGTGGCCCATTTGCAGTTTTCTGGCGAGTACGGCCCATTATTGTCGATGCGCTCGGCAGGGCTGTCTCCATATTTCAATCCCGCACGTTGGGCAGGCAGCGATGACCGTATTAACTTTGCTCGGTTTATGAAGAGGCATGCTAACGATTTTACTCCCCTTATTCGGACTCCTCAGCGGGATTCGTAACTTCCGTCTCGCCAGATGAAGAATAGGGCATGCCTGTATGCGTGGCGATGTGCTTCTGAAAACCTGATCCGTCGGTCATGCCGAAGTTGTGAGTCGTTGGCTCGTGCTCTGGGCTCGTGTAATGGTGCTCCACGGACACGCCACCACCCATTTTCGGCTTGATTCGCATCTCCGCAAGAACCTTGGGAGGCATGGGCTTCTTGGATGCCATCCCGTTACTTCCGACCGCGCTTACCACGTCTCTTGCCATGGTGTAATCCTCCTGAATTTATTGGGCCATTGACCGGAGATGCCGTCTTTACCTGTCTACAGGAGTCCCCTGCGTCACTAGGCCGGTCATGACGCCCCTCTCTCCGGTCAATCCGTCCAGCGATTGCGTTGATCTTGTTAATCTTGCGGTAGTCTTCGAGAGGAATCTTCATTTACCGCCTCGATAGATCACAAGCAAAATAGTGCATACGAGAATGAACAGAAGGCCGCAACATACCAGCGCGACGTCTCCCGCAACTCTGAGCGTGTACATCATCGCCCCAGCTTCGCATTCGCCTTCGCCCGGATCTTCGCTGCCTGCGCCTTGGTTAGCTTGCCCTTGTTGAGCATCTGGGTAGCGCGTGCCTTCGCATTCTCAGCGTGGGCACGGTCAGGCATTGGATATTTGCGCTCACCAGGCAGCCCGAAGACGCGATCAGCTAACGCATTGCGGCTCTTAGCGTGCAGTTCTGCCATCTATCCCCACTGACTCACGGCGCGCGGTACATACTGCTGCTGTCTTGGCGGTGCCACGGTAATGCCAAACGTCATCGCCAGCATATCACCACAGTCAGGCGACCATAGCCCGCGCTCCTTCATGTCGTCCTTAGCCTCAAGGCACAACTGGCCCTTAGGATTGTAGTAATAGAGCGGCCCAACCAAATCATCAGCCAACTCTGGATCATCGGGAATCTCAGCGGTAGGCAGCCAGTCGCGCATCAGTCCCCAAGACTCGGAGCGCAGGTTCGAGTACTTCTTGGTGTCCTTCGGCGTAGCGTTGCCGTGAAACTCAAACAGCCGGTCGCCAAAGCCCCGATAACGGATATGGTCATACGTGCCTGCGCCCAGCCCGTCAGTATCCACGACAGTCGCATCAGGCCGTAGCTTGTTGATCCACTCAATCATGCGATCGCCGACAAACGCTGTGTCTTTGCCGCGGAGCTTCTCTAGGATTACTGCCTTGCGGCCTTGGCGATATCCAATCACGCTTTGATCGTCTCCGAATCGCGCTATGTCTCCAGATAGAATCTTAGGAAGATGGTCGATAGCCAAAGCCTTAGCATGGCGTGCGCGATCAACATCGGCAGGGGCGATGAACTGGTCGGATCCGACAAGCGGGAACTCGCCGCGTATCCAGATTCGGACATGGTAGCTATCCTCCCCGTGCGCTTCTACCTGCCGCTGCTGTTCAACGTGGTTGGTTCCTTCTACAGTCCGCGCATCGATCTGAAACGTCTTCCACACGTTGCGATTCTTGCCAAAGCAGTCTCGAAACTTGCCATATGGCCTTGTCGGATTCCCAAACGCTATCCAGATAAGTTCCGTGTTCTCATCGGTTAGCGTGCCTTCTGTGTTGTCCCAGATGGTATCGTGGATTCCGGATGCCTCATCGAAGATCACCACGATGCGCTTATGCTGATTGTGCAGCCCGGAGAACGCTTCCATGTTCTCTTTTGACCATGGAATAAAGTCGGTGCGCCATTCTCGTTCGTGTCCTGGCTGTCTTGAGGTGATGCTGGTGGCCTTCACTTCCCACCAATGCTGATTGAACGACAGTCGCGTCCACTTAGCGACTTCGGGCACCGTTTTGGTAGCAAGCTGAGTCCCTGTGTTGGCCGTGACTACGATCTTGCAATCTCCGCAAGTGCTCATCGCCCAGTCGATAATCATCGAAACCAGAGCCGACTTGCCAATTCCCTTCCCTGATGCTACGGCTATGAAACACGGCTGAAACCGGTTGGCTGACTGCAGATGATCCCTGAGATGGGCAAGGATTGAACTCTGCCATTTGCGCGGGCCGGCTGATAATGCGAGTTCTTTCTCGCCCCACGGATAGAATCGCTGCGCAAACGCGAGAGGGTCATTCGAGGTTTCCGCGACCTCTTCAATGAGCTGAGACTCTAGATCAAGTGCTCTGAGTGCCATGCTTTCGCGTCCTAATGTCGTTTAGACGGTCTGCGAGCCCTTCCAAGCCTGTTACTTTCAGATTGTCCTGCAAGAGCCCCAGATGGCGGCATAGCAGTTCTAGGTTCTTGGTTTTGTCGCTCAGCTTCAGCGTGGTGCGCAGCACGACCTTGCGCTCCCCATCGCCGGTGCCCCCTGTCGTGTCCTCGCGAATCTCTTGCACCGCGGCGAACTGATCCCGCGTGATAACGCTCAGATCGAGCACGGCCTTTCCGTCAGCGTCCACGCGGGTATAGTCCTGCATATTCGAGAATGCCAAGCGCGCTATTTCTTCGAGGACTTTCTCAGCTCTCAGCTCAAGTTTGGATGCACGCTGAGTCTGTAACTCCTGAATAATCCGCTGAACCTTCCGGTTACTTACAAGTTCTGAGCCAGTAGCTGCGGCCCTTCCTTCGCTATATCCAGCCGCGATCGCAGCCCTGCTCGCATTGAGGTCGATCACATAGTTGCGAGCAAATACCTCATAACGCTTATTCGGCGACCTCTTCACAGTGGTCTACCTATTTCCCAGATTATGTTATATTGGCGCATCGGCAGAGAGGGCCAGTCGGCGTTAGGCGCTTAGGCTGGCCCGCTGTCATACCGACTCGTATTGCCAAACTGTTATTCCGCCGCTAGGTTTCATCTTCCAAGCATCGCTGAAGTTAGGATGAAAGGGGCGCACTTCCATCATGCTATCTCGGTTCTCATTGAGATATATAGCTTTACCGGATTTGAATAGCGAGAATGCTGCCTTGCGCGTTACGTGGTAAACGGTGTTGCGGATAGTATTGACTTCGACTGTTTTAGCCAAAGATATTGCGAGGGATAAGCGCACCTGCAAGAATGGGCAGGGTCCACTTGAAACTGTGCGTTACGGTGTATAAAGTATTGAAAA